GATAAGTATGGGTTGGTTGGAAAGAAGGGACCGACGTTGTTAGCACGGTCGGCGGCCTTTACTCAAGAGATGATTGCGTGGAATGTGTTTAACCTCGGCTTTACTAGCGCGGTTACTACGTTTGACGGTAATCCACTCTTTTATAACCAACACGCTCTACTTGGTGGTGCTCAGGCTACTCAACTTGCTCCTGGTGCTGCTGGAGTTATCTCTGCTGCTGGTACATGGCCGAATCGGCCTCCGGTGGATATTGATTTCTCTGTAGCTGGATTGCAACTTGCTACTAACTATGCTGCACGCATGGTTGATAACATGGGTTTTCCAATCAGGCTAAAGTGGCAGCATCTGATCACTCCTCCTGAGTTGAGGTTCCTTGTTAGAGAGATTTTGGGTTCTCCTGGGAAGCCTTACACGGGAGATAACACCATTAACTCTCTGTTGCCTGAGGATTACAAGAACTTGGAAGTTCCTTGGCTCAACAGTCCGAGTGCATGGTTCTTGGTTGCCGAAAAACAGGATCACTCTCTGACGGTTATTCACAGAGAGAAGCCTTCGACAGACTTTGACGACGACTTCGATACAGATGCGATTAAACAGAAAACTCGTTTAAGAATGGCAGCCGCTTGTCCTCGTTGGCAAGGTGTGTTTGGTACACAGGGACCGTAGGATTGTAGCAAGAAACTTTGCTACGATAGTGAGAAGGCCGGTTGACCCTGCTCCGCCGGCCAACTCACTCTGAGGATTCTGAATGGGCTTTTTTGCACAAACCGGACTCAAACATACCTACTGGACTGGACCGTGGCATTATTGTGCCAGATGCGATTCAAAGACAAAGATAGCGGAGGATATGGAGTGGGAACGTGGACTGTTACTTTGTCCGAAATGTCAAGATGCTAACGGTACACCGGGATTACTGGGAGAACGAGATGTTAAGATTGCACAAGTTCTCGCAGACGGTAAGCAAGAATTTGTACCAGTAGAAAAGTTGAGGCGCCCGGATTTTGCAGAAGAAGTTGAAGATTTTCTAGTCTAAGAGCGCGAAGGCGCTGGAAGGATTGCTATGAGTATTTCTGAAGGAAGGTTTGAAGGAAACACGTCCTATCCAGACCTTCAGTTTTTTGTGGACGCTTTGTGGTTTACGGACATCGCAGGACTGGCTACTAAAGCAAGTGCAGGCCCAGGTTTGATGGTGAGCCATGTTCCTGCTACGGATGCAAGCACATTTTTTGCCAATCTTGGTGCTTTGTTGAGGACTGGAGTATATGCCTCGACTTACGATCAATCTGAATATGGTACGGCAGCTTCTGTTGCTGGGCCATCGACTGTAGCGGGTACAAGTGGTCCTCTGGCATTATTGCCTGGGATTCCTCCACTTACTGCTGCCCAACTTGCAACGCTAGGTGCTATGCAGAGTGGTCCTATTCCAAAGGGTACGCAAATTAACTCCATTGACGTGATTTATACTGTCAATGGGTTGGCTGCTGCTGCTGCTACAGTTGGTTTAACAGCTACGTCTTTTGCTAATGCAACTGCGCCGGTGGTTAAGAACTTGATTGCTCTTGGTGCCAACGGTCTTCCTACAGCAGTTCAAGCTACTCCCTATGTTAAAAACATAGCAGTAGCGACACCTGCTATGATTACCGCTGCGGACACTGAAGTAATTGCTAATGTGAACTTTACTGGTGGCGCTACTGGTACTGTAGATTTCTACGGTATTGTAGTCCATGCTTCGTACAACTTTAACTAAGAAAGGAGTAGCCAATGGCTAATGATTTCACAGGTCGTATCTGGCGAGTCACAGCAGCCGGAACTACTCCTTTCGGTGTGGCAAATGCTAGAATTAAAGGTGGTTCCTGGACTGGCGGTACGGCAGGGAATACCTTTACAATCACAGACGGAGATGGTAGAGTTTACACTTCTACCTGGTCTGCCAACTCACAACAAATAACCTTCGGAGAATTGGGCTGGTTAGAAGGCCCAATTACATTCGGTGGTACGTTTACTGGTGAAATTGATCTGTACCTTGCAACTAAATAGGAGTTACCGTGGGTCTTATTAAGGAAAGCGAACTCTCAAACGGTAATATCGGGCTTGAAATTACCTACGGTGGAAGGGAAGCTCCTTTCGGCGGCGTGGATACGTCTGCGCCGCCAGCTTATATTGATCCCAAATGTTTTACAAACTGTGATGGGTTTATAGTTATTGATAATAAGCTAGTCGTAGCATCGTTAAATCCTGTAGCTGTACCGATTTTGTGGGGTGGGACTGCTGGAGTAATACTGATTGGTTTTGGAAATTTCTATAACACCACTTATGGTACGCTTAACTATGCTCTTGGATATAAGACAACTTCGATTTCTGCGGCAGGAGGCTCGCCTTCTGGAGTAGCTTATACATTTTACATGACTTCTTGGCTACCAGAGGATATAACACAGCTCTGGAATGATACTCTTACAAATACACTTTATAATAGCATAGGGACTGGTACATTTGCTACACTTACTATGAACTTGGATACCTCAAGTTCAGGGACTGCCGGATCTGGCGCTATCATCAATATCGCAACAATAATCTCTGTCTCAGGTCCAGCACAAGCTGGAGATTTTGAATTTAACTTACCCGGAATCGTAAGCACCGTAAGTATAAGTGCTGGTGGTATCAATTATGTAGTTGGTGAAACTTTTTGGCTTGTTCAAGGTTCTAACGCAACGGCGCAGGTAACAGTATCTTCTATCAATGTTGCCACAGGAGCTATTACAGGGCTTACGATCGTCCCTAACTCGTTCAATACTACTTATATTGATGGTACAAATCATGCTGTCGCTCTCTCTACAGCAGGTTGGGGTTATAGTGTAGCAACGGCTACTTTAGTAACTACAAGTGCAAGTGATGTAGTTCTTCAGATTGTGGGACCATTTGGGACCAATACATACACTGTTATAACAAATGGCAGTTCCGGTATTACACCAACGTATGCTGGTTCTGGAGCGGCGTTTTCTGTAACAGGGGTTTATAAAGCTGGAGCTTTTATAAACCTTTTTACTCAATATCCGAGAATCGCTTTTTCAGACGTAATTATTGCTAACTTATCGTTAGCAACATCTTCCAGTCCAATATCTGCTGGTACAAATTATAATGTTGGTGAAGTTTATATGCTCGCTTCTGCCCACACTACCAGTACCGGACTTGGTTGGGCTTTTGATGCTGTGAATACGCTCGCCGAGGATAGCTCTGGTAATTCAACTGTCTGGGTTGAGATTACTTCTGTCGGAGCGGGCGGTTCTGTAACAGGTGTACAGCTTGTTAGTACAGGACTCGAAACTTCTGGTCTCAATGCTCCTGTCTTAGCCACCTATTACTTAGTTGGTATCGTAGGTCCGGCACCAGTAAATACTGTATCTACTACACCTCTCATTGTACTTGATGCAATGGCAAGTGCTATAAATAGTGGTGGGGCTGACTCTGCGAGTGGATACCCAGATCAGAATGTGACTGCGACTGTTAATGTTAGTGCAAGCTCTCTAACTCTGACTTCAATTAAGTCTGGTTCAGGTGGTAATGTAATCACTGCACAAGACTTATCTGTTATTACTGGCGGAAGTCCTTCGTATTACTACTTCTCTGTTAGAACTGCTACACATCTCACAGGTGGAAGTGATACAGGTGGAAGTGGAAATCAACTTATTACAGTATTACCCTCTCAGGCTTCGATAGCTTCTGTAGGTGGGACTCTTTATATTGGTAATATTGGACCGATGATTATCAAGTACAGCGGTCCAGGATCACTTACTACCTCTACGACTTTACAAGGTGTGCGTGTACTTCGTAAGTTTGCTGGCTCGCTCATCGGGCTTGGTAAAATTGATCCTCCTAATGTGCAAGATACCGCACAAGATATGATGTTCTTGTGGAGTGCTACGAATAATCTCGATACTTGGGCAGCGTTGGGACTTGATGGAAATGTTTCAGGAGCGGGGTTTGCACAATTAGCAGATATTGGGGATTACCTCACTGGTCTAATTGTAACGAGTGGGACGGCTTTTATTATTCGTTCTCAAGGTGTAAGTTATGCTACGGCTACAGGGAATGCAACTTCACCTTTTAACTTTGCACATATAGGACTTGGTGATGAAGGAGAAGGTTCTCAGGTTGAATCCTTAGTCTGCCAGTACGATCAGACAGGAGCTTTTATCGGAGAGTCTGATATATATCAAGTATCTAATAGTTTAAGTTCTATAGGACAAAAAATAAAAGCTGCTTTGCTTACTTCTTTACAGGCAGATACGACAGGACTTCTCAGCGCCGGGGCTTGTGCGATTTTTGCAGGCCAAGATGTATCTGTGCTTATAACTTTTCAAGTTGGAGATATTCTTTATATCTATAACCCTGCTAATGGAGCGTGGAGTACAATAACATTTGAAATTTCAGACTTACATCGTGAAAGAGCTGTTGGGACTTCTATCTTAGGAGTTCTTGCTACGAAAAATGTTTCTTCTACTGTAAACCAGTATGGAAATAATTTATTAACCATAGCAGAACAGTGGATTGATTTTCGTCATGGCAGTCCAAATACACTGGAGACTCCAGTATTTTATAGTATCTCAGATGGAGTACCAAATAGTATGGCTGTGAATAGTAATGCTCCAGTTATTACTTTTCCTGTAGAAGAAATTTCTTTTGGCCGAGATATTACTATAGATGGATTATACATTTCACTTCTAGGAAGTTTATCTGAAGCTGTTACTGTAAATATCGAGTTCAACGGAATAACTTTTGGTTCTCTTGTTCTCAATCCTGGAACTGTAAATCTGATAACTCCGACTGAGTTTCAAGTGTTTCCGTCTTCTTCTACTACAGCAGGAGCTTTTACAACACACTCACCACAACTTCAAATATCCGTACCAGCTTTATCAGATGCGGGAATGGATCAGT